ATGAAGCTCGCCACTCTCGCTCTCTGCCTCCTGCTCGCCCTAACCTCGTGCGGAGGCTCGGCCGATGGTGACGGCGGATCGAAGGGTGCGAACACCGCTACGCCGGCGGCGACCGCCGAATCCACCCCAGAGCCCCAGTTCGAGAAGGACGCTGCGTACGGCACCGTCCAGGAGTTGCATGATGCGGCGGTCGAGGCCGGCTACGTCTGTGCCAACTGGAAGCCGGAGCATAACGTCACGCTGGCCGCCGAGTCTGGCACGTGCTCGGATGAGGACGTGTTCAGCACCTTCGCGTCGCAGGGGGATCTGCAGTCTCAACTCGATCTGCACCGCGAAATGAACGAGCTGCTAGCGGACGCGGATATCGACCCGTCCCCGATGCTCGTGGGGTCCAACTGGATCATCAACGGAGACAACGCGCCCGCGCTGCAGTCGATGCTCGGTGGGACCGTGGAACGGTTCGCGCCATGAGGGCATAGGCCGGTGGCACGAACGAAACCGCCCCACCCTGCCGGAGCAGAGTGGGGCGGCGAAGTGCCGGATGCGGGGACAGCCAGGCGGCGTCAGTATGCCAGAGGGTCAGGCGCCCTGTCCGTCGATCGCAGCAGTCAGGTCAGCCCTGTCACCACCGGACTCCACGAACTGGGTGGCCAGCTGCGTGATGGTCGACGGAATCTGAGCCAGCCGGGATCTCCGTTCCAGCTCGTTGAGCACGTCGAGGCGGTGCTGCTCCAGGTCTTCGTCAGTGAGGGCCTGCAGATCCATGGTGTCTCCTTCGTCGGGTTGGGTGAGGGTCCTTAGGTGGGGTCGCCGATAACGCACTAACTGTGCTGCCCGTGGGCGCTGACGGCCGCGTGCCCATGGCCGACGCATCGCAGGCCGGCGGCATCCGCTGGTCTACCACCGGCCGGCTTGAAGGGACAGGGTCCCCGGGGGCTGGCAGCAACGCCACCCTCACCGACGCTGCCCCGGTCGGGACGGAGTACGTCGACACAGCCGGCACCAACGGCGCGTGGAAGTGGATCAAAACCTCGGCAGGTCCCGGAATCTCGAAATGGGCCGTCACCGTCGGCGACACCGGGTGGCGCGACATAACCGCACTTCTCGGTGCTGACTTCACGGGGTTCGTGCTGGTGCGGCGGAACACCAACTTGGTAGATCTACGAATCACCCAACTCAGGCGGAGCGCTGGCACCAGCACGACACCAATTACAACCCTTCCCACCGCATTCCAATCGTCCAGCGTTCCTGTCTATGGCCGGACGTACTGGAACTTCCAGTGCTACGTCGCGGCAGCGACGATCGCCGTGACGGCCTACACAGGAGGCGGCGATTACTGGGCGGTCTGTTTCTCGACGGGGAATGCCTGGCCCACCTCGCTGCCGGGAAATGCGGCCTAGCCGGAGACCCCCGGGAGCGCGGCGGGCCACGGCTCAGTCACGGGACTGGTTGCCGTCGCGCGCACCAGCGACACCTTCGCCACGGATGCCGTGGCCCACCGCAGGTAGCCGCCGGAGTGTGCCTCGACCGGCAGGTATTGACCGGCGGAACCTGTCGCGTTGAAGGGGTAATAGCCCGTCCCGGACGTGCTGTAGACGCCTCGGAATCCCGTCGGGATGTCGATGATCCGGTCAGCCGTGGCGGCAGTTCCGTCGAGGCCGAGCTGCCAGTACGCCGAGTTGCCCATCCGTCGTACGACGCACACCCCAGTGCCGCCAGAGTTCTTCGCCCAGCCATTGCTGAGAAGTGCGGTTACGTCAGGTCACGCAGCCGTGCCTGGGAGGGACGCCGGCCAGGCATCCGCCGTGGGCCACTGCTTGTCGAGCAGGAGTAGGGAAGTGTCAGCGGCGCTAAGCGGAGAGACCACCAGGTACCTATCGGCGGACACGAATCCATCCCGGAGGGTGCCTACATTCCGGAAGGTGATGCGCGCATTCTTTGGGCGGAAGCCGGTAGGGAAGTCGTAGATGGAGGCCGCCGTGGCGCCGCCGGCGGTCAGGAAGAACCCTAGATGCGTCGCGCTCCCGATGCGTCGAACCTGGGCAAACCCGGCACTGGTGAGTGCCCAGCCGTTGGTGAGGTCCGAGCTCACGTTGCGCCAACCAGTGTCGCCGGACTCGACCTCCCACCCTGTGTTTCCGGTGCCTGCGATCTTCCGCCACGTTCTCGCGCCGTTGTAGCCGCCGCTCTCGCTGTTCACGAACGCCGAGCCGACGGGTGCAGCGACCACACCGTTCGGGCTGCCCGTCCCCTCGAAGAAGGCCGTGGTGGCGAACCGCCACCCGCTGGTCTGGGCCGAGTCTGGCAGCAGTGCCCGCCCGTTCGCGCCGACCGGGAGAACAGTTAGTGCGTTATCGGCTGTGCCGACGAGCAGGTCACCCTTGGCGTTGACGATCGTCTTCGGGATGTTCGACCCGGCCTGGTCGACGTCGAGCGTCGTGCGGCCTGCGGCTGCGTTGGCGAGCGTCAGGATCGATCGCCCGAACGGCGTGGTCGTTAGGGCGGCGATCGCGGACAGGTCGGAGTCGACGGGCTGGGACGCGGCCTGTCCTGCAGCTGCCGCACCGAGTGGGTCGAACGTGCCCGCGAGCTCTGCCTCCGAGAGGCGGGCCGGGAGGTTGCCGTCCGGAACCACCTCGGTGTTGGAGAGCGCGCCGGCCTGGGCGGCGGTGACCTGGTGCGGGTTGTCGTGGTCGGCCTCGTGCGCAGCCAGGTCCCCAGCCACACCAGCGGCTGCTTCGTTGGGGCGGGCTACGTAGAACTTCACGTTCGGGTTCTTGATCTTGAACCTCGACCCGTTGGCGATCTCAACCATGACGACGCACCTTCCCTGCAGCCCACACCTGGTCGGTGGAGCCGTTGACGTAGACGAGCCGGACACCGGTGCCGTCGGGGACGGTGTCGGCCGCGGCCTTGTCGACCTGCCAGACCGCCTCCGGGCCGGTGATGGTGGCCGCCCAGCTGGTGGGGGACTCGGTGGTGAACACCAAGGACAGGGTCGACCCGGCAGGGAAGTCCTGGTCGAGCTCGCCGGTGCACGTGAAGTCCGCGCCGGTGGTGAGGTTGAGGTCGACGTACTCGGGGTCGATGCCCATGGAGAAACTGCAACTCATCGGGGCTGCTCCTTCGGGTAGAACGGCGACTCGCCAACGGCGAGATGAGCGAGCACGAAACCGAGCGGGTACGCCAGGGCACCGACGATGACGCCGGCCGCGAACCTGGTCACGGCTACTCGGCCCTGTGCTCGCCGGCGACCGGGGTGACCTGGCCGCGGATGTAGAACTGGGTCGCGGCCTGCAGCCCGGCGACGACGAGAGCGGCGACACCGAACGCGACGGCGCCGATGACGTCGGCCAGCGCGGTTCCGGCGACGACGACCTGCAGGAACACCAGCACACTGGACCAGATGAGCAGGGGTTCGTTCTTCATGGTCACTTCTCTTTCCCGGCCGAGGCCTCGATCTGCTTGAGCCGGCGGGCGAGGGTGAACGTGGTCCCGCCGTCGGGGTCCTCGATGCGGGCGTTGCCGATGGAGGGTGCGCCCTTCTCGTCGCGGAACAGGCGCTCGAGCTCGGCGCGTACGGCGGTGGGCAGCTCCTCGCGGATGATCGCCCGCAGTTCCTTCTCTGTGGCCATGTCGAACCAGGTCCTTCCGTTGTTGGTGATGGCGATCTTGATGTCGTCGCGGAACTCGTCCATGTCCAGCAGGCCGGGGTCCCACTTCCCGGTCAGGCTGGTCTCCTTGTGCGCCCTGTTGGCCACGGCTGTCCAGCCGTAGTGCTGGCTGGTGACGGCAGCGCCGTCGACCATCGCGGCAAGCTGCGGACGACCCCAGCCCTGCGAGCCAGAGTTCATGCACTCCCAGCCGATGTAGAGCCCATTGCCGTTGCCCGCCGGGACAGGGCCGGACGCCTTGGCGTCGCCCGCGTGGTAGGCCCGCCCAGCGGCGCAGACGTAGTAGACGCCCTCGGCGCTGATCGAGACGTTGCACAGTGGTCCCGCGAGATCGGAGCGGCCCTCGAAGGCCAACCACTTCGCGTACGACAGGTCGTCTGGTGCGTCCGCCAACGCGTCGTACGACCCGGTGTGGTGCCACAGGTTCCCTTGCGGATCGAAGGTGCCCGGGTGTCCGTTGCTCTTCCAACCGGGGAGCTCGATCACCGGGTGGCCAGTGGTGCGCAGGACTTCGGCGAGGTCGGTGAGATAGCGGTAGGTCATGCGTCGCTCCTTGTGTCGTCTGGCCAGGCAGGCAGGTCGACGGTCTGGCCAGCGAGCTCGTGGGTGCAGTCGCCGAGGAACTGGATCCGGCCGACGGTCACGAAGGAGTGGCACACCGTGTCATCTCCCGGCTGGACGTCCGGGTGAGCGGGCTTGTAGTACTCCGGGTACTCGCCCTTGGGCCACTGGTTGCCGCGGATGAGGATGGAGGGCGAGAACGTCGGACGTTCGAGGTCGCCGTTCCAGGTCCACGTGCCGACAGTGATGCCGTGGACTTCCTCGCAGCCGGGGCACCAGAAGTGCACGCGGTCAGGGTGGGCTGGCTTCGCTCGCGCGGTCACGCCGCCTCCTTGCGTGGGTGGATGGTGATGTCGATGGGGCGGTGGTCGGACGCCGCGTTGGAGGGCAGGACCTTGACGGTGGTGTGCCGGTTGGTGAAGGCCCAGTCGATGACCCGGCCACCGTGCGTCCCACGGACCCGGGACCAGGGGATCCGCTTGCCGTTGCTGTTGACCGGGGCAGCGGCGGTGAGGCGGAGCTGCCGGGCGATCAGGTCGCGGAAGTGCTTGTTCCGCAGGTTCACGTTCCAGTCGCCGACGACGACGATCTCCGCGTGCGGGCACTTCTCTCGCAGCTCCGCGACGAGGCGGCCGAGCTGGGCCAGTGCGTCGGTCCATGCGTTCGTGTCGACGGTGTTCGTGCCACGCAGGAGCGGGCCCTCGACACGGGCGGGCATGTGGACACCGACGACGACCCTGGTCCGGTCACTGCCGCGGAGCCGGTAGACCGTGACGGCGGCCCAGCATTCCTTCTTCCCACCGAGGTACCGCTTCGAGGAGAGGCGTACGGCGTACCCGGCGAGCCGCTTCCATGGGGTGCGGTGGTGCTCGACGGTCACGTCACCGCGGGCGCGGGGGCCCGGCTTGCGGAACACCCCCCAGGCCTTGGTGCGGAACTGGGTGCCGGTGGTTGCTTCGGTGCGGGTGATCATCTTCGACCGCTTGCGTTGGGCGAGGGTGATCCTCCGGCGGACTCTGCGGGACCTGCTGTACCTGCCGGATGCGTGGAGCACGGGCGCTTCAGCCCTGACCGGGTGGCAGGCTCGCGGGGGTGCGGCAGTCGAGGGCGACCGTCCCATCGGAGGCGATGGTGAACCCTGCGACGTACTGGCCATCAGGGCACGCGTAGCCGCCGGGGGTGGCGGTGCCGGGCTTCCCGTCCGCACCGGCGGGGCCTTGTGGTCCTTGGGGTCCGGTGTCGCCGGTGGCGCCCTTCTCTCCGGCCGGGCCGGGTGGGCCCTGGGGACCGACGACAGTGTCGCCGTCTTGCCCGTTCGCACCAGCTGGCCCGACGACGGTGTCACCGTCCTGGCCGGTCTTGCCCTTGACGCCGGTGAACCCACGAGGGCCACGGCACGATGCGAGGCCGAGCTCCTCGACACAGGACTGGCCACGCTGCCCGATGAGTGGGGCCGGGTCGGGTGCGTCGACGTCGGGTTCGGCCACCGGCTGCTTCCCAGCGGAGCGTAGGCGCCGGTTCGCTTCCTGCAACGCAGCCTGCTGCTCGGTCAGGGACACCCGCAGGTCTGCCCGGTCAGCGCGGCCGGCGTCGGCTCGCTCCTCGAGGGAGTCGTAGTTGCGGGACAGGGAGGCGAACCCGACGGCGCCGACCACGAGGGTCGCGACGAAGAGCACCACCGCCAGCCCCCACGCGACGTGCACCGTTCGTTCTGATGTCTTGAACTGCTTCACTTCAACACCACCATGAGTACCAATGCGAGGATCGTGAGAACCCACCCGATGGCAGCGACTGCCAGGGTGAGAGACGACGTGCGCCGCCATGACTGATCGCCCTCGCGTGACTTCTGGAGGGTGTCGACGTCGGCCTCGACCGCGGCCATCCGTCGACCGTCGCCCTTGCGTGCCTCGACCCACTCGCCGCGGGGGACGTAGGTGCGGCCGATCTCGGCGCGGAGTTCTTTGATCTCGGCCGTCATCGCCTGCTGGGTGCCGGTGATCGCCTGAAGGGCCCGCAGCATCTCCCCGGACGTGAAGTCCTCTTCGGCCATCAGGGGTGTCCTCCCACGAGACGGTTACGGGGCACGCCACCGACGAGGCGGCGGGCAGAGGAGTGGCCGCGGCCGTCGGTGCGGGGGTACTGGCGGACCGGGGGGATCTCGGTGGGGTCGGCACCGAGCTGCACGTTGTCGATTCGGTTGCTGATCCACAGGCGCCACGGGAACCCGATCGATTCCCGGAGCCCACCCTGTCCGGCTTGAGCGCCCCACATGATGGGGTAGTTGTCCACGATCGCCGGAGCCGCCGGCACGTCCGGGAAGGTCGCAAGAACGGCCCCGGTATCGAGGTTCCGATAGGTGACATCGGAAATGGTGGTGCCGTCGAACGTTGAGCTGAACGAGAGCCAGTGCCCGAACACCTCGGTGCCAGCGACCCAGTGAAAGAACTGTCCGGTCTCGTCGATGACCGAGTGGTACAGACCTGGGGGGATGGTGCCTTGTGCGGGGATACTTGTTCCGGCCGGGTCGCCGACCATGTAGGGGCCGCTGAATGCTTGGGCTGCGAGTGGCGGTTCGCTTGCCACGACAGCGCACCAGCCGCCGAGCGCCAGGCCTGCGACGCTGTTCACCGGGTAACTGGACACGTCGACGAAGGTGGGCTTGAAGGCGAAACTTCCGGGGCCCCAGCCGGCGAAGCCGGCGAACCCATTTACCTCGGTGAGGTCGGCGTACCCCTCCATGCCGGTCGTGCCGGCGTAGCCGTCACCGAAGAAGCACCCCGGGGTGACGAACGTCAGGTTCGTGTTCTCTGTGGTGATCGACTGACCGATGATGCCGGAGTTGAAGTCTTCCCGGAGCGTCGCGGTCACGAGGGCCACGTCAGGACCCTTCCTCGGACTGGGGCCACATGACCCGGCCGCCCTTGACGACTGCGTCCTGGTTGGGCCAGATCGCGACGTACAGGACGGGTTCGCGGAAGGTGGCGTACCCGAACCCGCCGTCGTCCTCCCACCTACCGGTGACCTGCTCGACGACGTCACCGTCGCCGGTGGCTTTCGCGCCGGGGAAGTAGCCGCACGGTTGTTCGTCGTCGCCGGCGACGTAGAGCAGCACCCGGTCCCGGTCGAGCTTGCGGCGTACGGACTCCTTGACCCACCGCTTCTTCCCCTCCTTCGTGAGGGGTGCGGGGACAGCGGCCTGCAGGTACTTGCGTCCGACACGGCGCCCGAAGATCGCGACGACGTACTCCGTCCACTCCCCGAGGTCGAGGGCCAACCTCGCGATCGTCCCGGCCTGCCCGGCGACGACGGGGAAGACGTTCCACTCTCCACCGTCGAGCTTGATGGGGTCGGTGACTCCACCCATGTCGGCGTCGTAGGTGACCAGGGCGTCCTTGTCGACGGTGGAGGAGCGGTGCTGGGCCATGAACAGGCGGGCGGGGTTGTTGCGGGAGTCCCGGTTCCGCTGGATGACCTCCCAGGCCTGCATGGCGTCACGGGCCTGGGTGTCGACGACGGCGGTGACGATGCCTTCGGAGGAGACGGTGATCCCGGAGACGTGCACGGTGATCCCACCCCCGAACAGGGGGAGGCGGAGGTTCATGCCGGGGCGGATGTTCCTCGACCTGAGCATGGACGTGACGGGGTCGCCGGGGGTGTGGTTCCCGGCGGGGATGGCGCCGGTGTTGAAGACGATGGTCCCGACCCAGTTGTCACCCGTGGCGAGCTGTCCCTTCGCCCATGCACGGATCTGAGACTTGGTGAACCCGTTCCCCATCGCGACGTTGCGGTCCACCGGCAGGACCCGCTTGTTGTAGTTCGGGTTCCGTGCGATCACCGACCCCGAGCTGGTGCGCCGCCACAGCATCGTGGCGGTGCGCTGCGCGGCCGGACGGATGCCCGCGTTGCCCAGCGACCACCCGGTCGCGGACAGGTCGAACAGGGCCGCCCACGTCGCATGGTTCACGTTCCCCGTCAGCGGGAGGCCGGCGTCTTCCTGCAGGTCCTTGACCGCGTCGACGACATCGTCGTCGTACCCGCCGGGCAGGTCCCGCATGGTCAGGTAGCCCATGGTCTCCAGGCGCCAGATCAGCGCGGAGACCCCGTCACCGGTGTCGGTGTCCGAGTCGGTGGTGCCGGCCCCGAACGCTGACCCGTCGGTGTAGGGGTACGGCGCGGGGCGGGTCTTGCGGAGGCCGGGGTAGTTCGCGAACTTGATCCGCAGGCCCTGCGAGCTCACACCACTGGCGTAGATCCGGTTCGGTTCCTCAGCGATGTCACGCCGCAGGTCCCCGACCGTGTGGGCCGCGTCGAGGTAGGCCGTCCCGTGGATCGTCGTCCGGTCCTTCAACGTCATCCGGTACGAGCCGTCCTGCACCGGCATGATCGTCCACTGGTCACCGTTCCTACGGACCGCCTTGGCGCACACCTCGAGGAGGTGGTCCAGGTGCGACCCGCCACCCCACGACAGCATCTGGATCCCGGTGGTCGGGCCGAGCCGGGGCCGCATCTGCAACCCGAGTGCGCGGATGTCGTGCCACGCGACCCGGCCCAGGTCATTGGTCCACGTGACGATGGGGGTCTGCTTGTTCCGCAACGCGGCCCGGCCCGAGGCGTGGCCACCGACCTCGACGGACAACGAGTTGCCGCGGGTGTTGAACGCGACCACGATGCCGCGGTAGTCGGTGACTGCGACGACACCGGTGGTCGGGTTGACCCGCTGGATGATCACGTTCGCGCCGGGCTTCAACCAGGACAGGGCACCGACACCGGGGGTCTCGAAGCACGCCGACACCTGCGGGAGCTCGAGGGTGGCGGTCCCGTAGAGCAGGGGCTCGGTCAGCTGGTAGGCCGGGAGCGGGGTCGGGATGCCACGGAAGTACGTGACGTCCTTGCCGCCCACGATGATCCGGTCCCGGTGATCGCCTTCGACCTTCTCCGACTCAACCAGGGTCGGCATCGTGTCCTGGTCGAAGATGGGTACGTCGTACGCGATCGCACGGACCCGGTTCATCGCCTTCTTCGCGGCGGCCACCGTGACGGGTGGGTCCACCACAGCGGGGAACCACTCCGCCAGGGCCACACCCCTGCGGGTGCGACCACCGACACGGTTCGAGGTGTCACTGCTGTACGGAGCGACGAGGGACATCGACAACGTGGGCCTGGGCAAGACGGCGGCCGCGGTCACCTCGACGGGCACGAAGAAGTGCACCCTGGCGTCCATGGTCGGCACCGGCGCCACAGCAGCAGCGAGGAGCGCCGCAGGACCGGGGTCGACGAGGTCAGACTGGGAGAACTCCACGAACGCGCGCTCCCACGTCCGTGGGTCGTTGGCCAAAGTCCCCGTGTTGCCGTTGGCGAGGGTGTCCTTCAACCCGAACGGGTCGCCGTACTGGAAACCGGCAGCGAGGTCCCACGACGGGGACGACGCGTTCAAGCCCCTGTCGAGCTTGACGCCGATCTCGATCGACAAGATGTCACCCGGCGTCACCGCGACAGGAGTCAACTCACATCGCCGCGCGAAGTCCGGCGAGACGAACCCCTCGTCGAGACGCTGGATCGGGTACCCGTTCTGCTCGGGGTCGGTCTCGTCGCACGCAATCCCACGCAGCGTGGACCCGTCCGCCGACCACACCGAGACGATGACCCGCAAACGGCGATTGGAATCGGTGGTGCTGGCGCCGCTGAAACCCGTGTGCCAGATCGGCACCCGAGCACGCAACGTACCCGACACCTCCGACACCAACAGTGGAGGCGACACGAGCTGCACCAGCAGCCCCGACAGGACATCAGCCGGAGTCGTGTGCAGAACGTGCTCGGTCAGCGGAGTGCCGGACCACCTCGGCGACGTCGGGAACACCAGCCCCGATGCTTCATCCCACTCGCCGCTCGCGGCAGGTGCGACCGCCGGGGCGCCTGAGGAAGGGAGGTAGAGGCGAGTGGCCACGGTTCAGGCCCTCAAGCTGCCGGCAACGACAGTGAACCGCCGAGCACCTTGATCGTCTGCCCGGTCGCGACCACGGACGTGTTCACCAAGATGTCCGCACCCACCACACCCACCGACGCGTCCAGCACCGGGGCCTCGGCCGAGTCCAACAGTCGCGCCCACCCCGCCTGCCCGTTGCCGACCGCGGGGGCCTCCGGGGGGATGGTGACGTCGAACTCCAGCACCGCTGCAGTGGACGGCACGAACGCCGGGTCCGAGAGGGCGATCTCCACCAGCAGCGTCCCTGTCGCGGCCGCGGCGGCGTCGGCTGGCTGGGGGCCGGTGTAGATCCGCAGCAACCCTGACCCGGCTCCACCGTCCACTGCAGCGGCGACGTCGTCCAGCATCGCGTTGCGGACGGTCTCGCTCAATCGAACGGCCATCTGTCAGTCCTCCTGGGGTTCGAGCACATCGGCGTGAAACAGGGTGATCGTGATCGCCGGACCAGTGCCGGGGCCGGTGATGACCAGGTCGTCAGCGAGTGGGGCGCAGTCCCACATCACTTCGCCGGCAGCGATCAGAGCGAAGTGGGTGACGTCGTCTTCCCATTCGTCGGTCGTCGGTGGGAACTCGACGGTCTCGAGCAGCGACTTCTCGCCGTCCGCCGCGGCCGCCCAGTCAGCCTCGGTCACGGTCACGCGGGAGTACCCGCCGCCGGAGACCTCAACACCACCGTCCATCGGGTCACCGGAGAACAACGCCAGCTCGTGCTCGGCCGGCGCGTTGGGTCCACGGGTGGTGCCGTAGTCGTTGTCCAGGCTGGCGTTCATCGCAGCCACGTCACGGATCGGCATCTCGTCCTCCTCAGGGGTTCACAGGGATCACGAGAGCGCCCCGGGCCAGGTGCTTCTCTGACATGCCGTGCGTCAGCGCACCCCACTGGGGGAACGCCGGATCGCACGACCACGACTGCTCCTGGCCGTCGACGCTGATCGTGGTGGTGTAGACGAACTGCGACACCGCCGCCTCGAGTTCGGCCTTCAACTCCGCCAGGTGACCGGGGGAGTTCCCGGAGGCGTAGACGCTCAAGGGGATCGACGACGCCTCGAGTACCGCGGAGAGGAGTTTCTTCCCGGGGACCCATGGCGAGTCCGGGGCGTACCCGAGACGCCAGGAGAAGTCCGGGGTGGAGATCCCATCAGCAGGGATCCAGAACGGCGCCGTGGCCCGGCACGACGGGTCACCCGTGACGTAGAGGTCAGGCAGCGACAGCCCGGCCCGGGCGATCCACACCTCGAGGCGGCTCATGCGGGGAACCCGCCCAGAGTCGCGGCCTGCTTGCGGCGGGTCAGCTGGATCATCAGGTCGTCGTAGTTGTTCGACCGGACGGTCTCGATGTTGATCAGGGCCGCCGAACGGGGGTTCGCCTCGGGGCGCTTCGCCGGCGCGCTGCTGGGCTTGATCGTCGGTGTCGGGGCGACCGTCTTCGGTGACGGGTTCGCCAACAGATCCAAGTAGTCGTCAGCACCGAAGTGGCCCCACTGGCCGCCCTTGCCGGCGGCCCTGTTGGCCCAGTCCACGGCCTCCTTGGCCTTGTCGACGAGCAGCTGCAGCTTGTCGATCGCAGCCTGGATCGGCGCGAGGAGTCGCGCGAACACCCGACCCATGACCCTGCCCACGACCTTGGCCGCGTCCATGACCTTCCCGAGCACCGTCTTGATGATGTCCAGGGCCGGCTGGAACTTCTCCCACAGCCACGCGGCCAGCACCTTGAGCCGGTCCCAGAAGAGCTTGAACGCCGGGACCAGTACGTCGGTGACGAACTGTGCGGCCAGCTTCATCAGGTCCCAGATCATCCGGAACGCGGGCCCGTAGATCGCCCAGTAGAACGACGCGATCTTCTTCAGGACCATCCACATCGTGTCGACGACGAGCCGGAAGGTCTCGGACTTCTTGTAGGCGTAGACCAGGCCGGCTGCCAGGGCGGCGATGGCGACCACGATCAGACCGATCGGGTTGGCGGTCAGCGCGATGTTCAACGCCCACTGGGCCACCGTCAGGACAGCGACAGCAAGCGCGGCCGCGCCGATGATGCTGACGAACACCGCGACCACCGTCTGGTTGTTCCGGATGAAGTCGATGACCGAGGACACTGCGTCGCGGACCTTGGTCAGCACGTTGGCGAACTTGCCGCCCAGACCCTCACCGGCCTTGAATTCCTGCCCGAACTTCCGCAGCGCAGGGATGACCTTCTTGTTCATCCCCTCAGCCATGCGGGTGAGCAGCGGGAGGAGCACCGAACCCAGTGACGCCTTGGTGTTGGTCCACTGAGCTGAGAGTCGCTGCTGCTGCCCGGCCAGGGTGGAGGACTCCTTGGCGAACGCGCCGGTCGAGTCCTTCGACTGCTTCATGATCAGGTTGGTGGTGGCCTGGCGCTTCGCGGCGTCCTGTGTGGCCGTGGACAGCTTCTTGAACTGGGACTCTGTCTTGACGCCAGCCAGGCGCCACGCCTCGGTGTTGATGACCGACTGCCGCAGGCTGATGCCGTACCGCTCCATCGGGTTGAACTCACCCTTGAACGCAGAGCCGAGGGCCTCGACAGCTTCCGCTGTGGTGCCACCGAAGGTCGCCGCGAGGTCGCCGGCCTTCGCGATCATCCGGTCTGTTTCGGCACCGAGTTCGCGCATCGGGACACCTTGGTTCTTGAACAGCGACCCGATCAGGTTGGCGTTCTCGCGGTACTCGTTGGCCGAGAGCCCGTACTGCAGGGCCGCCTTCTTCGACGTCTTGATGACCGTGTCGGCGAACTTCTTGAACACGGTCTCGGTGGCGCCGAGGGACTGCTCCGCGTTGGAGGCTTCGGTGATGGTGCTGCCGACCAGCTCCTTGATGCTGACCGCTGCGAACAGCCCGGCGGCCAGCCCGGCGACGCGGCGCAACGATCCGCCGACTCGGCCGGTCTCACGCTGTACGCCGGAGAGCTCATCGCGGCCGGTGCGGCCCATCGCCTTGAACCGGTCCCGGAGCCGGTTCGTGGACGCGGAGACCCGATCGGTCTGGGTGGCCTGGGTGCTCTCGGCCTTCGTGAGCTCGTCTGCGCTCATCTTGGCCCGCTTCTGCGCGACCGTCAGATCGCGGACAGCGTCGCGGGTGGTGTCGGTGGCCGTGTCGTTGGCGCGCATCGCCGCGGCCACACGCTCCTCGGCGGCAGCCAGCTGGGACGCCTTCGCCTTGCCGGACTCGCGCAGGTCGAGGAGCTTCGCCTCCGCCACCCGCAGGGCGCCGGCCCGGTCCTCTTCCTTGCGTCGCGCGAGGGTGACCTTCTCGGAGGACTTCACGACGGCGGACTGGGCGGACTCCACCGACTTCTTCAGCGCCGCTGTGGACGCGGACGCCTGCTGGGCCATCGGGGCACCGAACGCCTTGCCGGCTTCCTTGCCGGTTCGGGCGGCGACCTTGGAGACGCCGGCGAACTGCTTCTTCACCTCGGGCGCCACCTGGGATGCCTCGACGACGAGCGACACGTACGCGGTGGCGAGGTTCACTCCGTTCTTCGATGCCATGAGGTGGCTCCTCTCAGAGTCGTTCGCCCGTGGGTGACCACCCGAGAAGGGCAGCCATGTCGTCGGTGGTCATCACGTCGGGACCGTTCTCCGACTTGTCCTGCTCTCCGTCGCCCTTGAGGTCGATCGGCTCCGGCTGGTTGATCCCGCGTTCGGCGTCCGGGGTCTGACGCCACAACCCGACGCGCAGGTGGTACTCGATGCTGTGCAGCAGCGAGACCTCGGGCGTGTACCACCACTCCGGGTTGGTCGCGCGGGCGACAGCTGAACCGGGTGGCAGGTTGGCCGCCAGGTCGGCGACCTCGTGCAGCGGGATCCCCGTCGCTCGGATGCCGGCCAGGGACAGGGAGTAGTAGCGGCGGAAGTCAGAGGCCAGCGGCCCACGGTGCTTGCCGAGCAGCACCGCGAGCCTCAGGAGTTTGGGTTACACCCCGTCATCAGATCCATGACGAACTGCGTGCCGGCCTCCATGGACACCCGCTGACTGTCGGGGTCCCGCAGACGGCGCAGTGCCTCCCTGGTCTGATCGGGGCCCAGGAGTCGACGCATCACGGACGGAAGCCGGGTGGGGTCCTCGTCCTGGTCGATCGTGTTCAGGTCGTCGAGGAGCTCGAAGTCGTCGAGGGCGTCGGTCGCGACCACATAGTCGTGGTCGTCGATCGTCACGGTGATCTCTTCGGGTGGCGCCTCGGCGGTCTTCTTCGGCTTCTTGTCTGCCGGCCGCTTGGCGCCCTTGGGGATGTCGGTCATGTTCGCTGGCCCTTCGGTGGTTGCTGGCCACTGGGTGGTGCACCCGGCGCGGGCGGGCCAGCGATGGAAACCCGCGCCGGGTGGTCTCTCAGGCGCCGTCGGCGACGTCGTCGTTCTGCAGGTAGATGTACTGGCGCTTGCCCTCGGCGTCCTTCAGGCAGGTGATCTGGCACTCGGTGGCCGACAGTGCGGTGTGCACCAGCGGGTCCTCGGCGGTGATCAGCGGGTGGCCGTTGGGGAGCACGCGGCGCATCCGCTTGCCCTTGTAGAACGCGTCGATGACGAAGACGCCCGGCTCCGGCTCGGCCCCGGTGTCTTCGATCGCGATCAGGGTGCCGACGGCGCCGGCGGCCGGGGTCACGACGACGTTGTCCGCGCCGAACAGGAACTCGGCCACGTCCTTGTTGAACACCTCGATCAGCTTGAAGGTGTAGCGCTTCACGCTGCCCTGGGTCTGCAGGGCTGCGACGTTGTCACCACCCCACGCGAACTGGTCCTCGGACGTGGCCGCGTCGCCGGTCGGCTGGACGCCGTCGACGTTGACGTACCCCAGGGGCACGAACGCGGGGTCGAGGGCGGCGCTGGCCGAGGTCGGCAGCGGGGTCCCCAGGGGTGCGCGGAGGATTCCACCGGTCGTCGCGTTGGGGGAGAACGCGGCGACGTTGCTCGCTGTCTGGCTCATTTCTTGTCTCCTTCATCAGAGTGCTGGCCCTGATCCGCAGCGGTCGCCGCTTCGGAGGCTGAGGTGTTGGCCGCCGGGCTGGTGAGGCGGGCGGCGTGGTACTTCTTCGCGGGCTTCCCTGCGCTCGTGACGCAGGGTTGGTAGCCGGTCTGTGCGCAGGTGGGGCACTGCAGGACAGCGATCGGCCGGGACGGGTCCAACGCTGGCAGCGTGACGCGGTCGCCAACGGTCGGTTGGGCGGCGTGGACCCACCCGGTCGCGAGCCAACGGTCTGCCTGCGAGTCGGGGACTTCCCTCTGCTGCTGCAGGGTGGGGTGCTTCAAGATCATGGGCTGACCTCCGTCAGGCTGGCTGTGAGCTGGGCGACGAACTGATACCTCGGAGACCGGGTGTCCGGGTCGGGGAGGTTCACCGGGTTCGTCAGCTGGATCTGAGACACCCACACCCCGGGGGCGATGAAGGAGTCCTGGCCGCCCCACAGCACGGCGTACGCCAGCCGCGCCAAGCCGAGCGCTGCAGTGTCGTCGGCGCCCCAGCATTCGACGATGACCCGGGCGTCGGACTGGATCAGGTTCCGCTCGTTGCCGCCGGCCGCGGTCACCCGGGTGTGGGCGGCTGGGCGGGGGTTCGGCACCTTCGTGGCCACCGTCATGTGCGAGGACAGCAACGTCACCACAGCGGCCTCGATGTCGGGCGGCGCGTAGATCGTCACTGACCGGCGTCCAGGTTCTTGATCAGACGCAGGTCGCGGAGCTCGTCGTTGCGACCGTCCGCACCGAAGACGCGTTGGAACGTCGTACGACCGTCGAACTCGGGCTCGGTGGCGTAATAGCCACCCCACTCCGAGTCGGCGTTGCAGGCGGCCGCGATCGCCTCGCCGCGGCCGTCGAGCAGGGCCGGGTTGTTGCGCAGCTGAGAGAAGGCTTCGTCGTTGAACTCGAGCTTCATGCCGCTCACCCCTCTGCTCGTTTGAGTTCGACGACGAGGCCGGCGGTGGGGTGCGCCCATGGGCCGTGCGTCCAGTCGTCGGGGCGGGTCTCGATGTCGTACTCGGTGCCGCCGAGCAGCACACGGTCCAGTTCGCCAGGGGCATTGCCGCCGGCCGGTGCGTAGACGGTCCACAGGATCAGGGACAGGTCGCGGTTCGGATCCGTGGTTCGATCCGAGGCGCCTGGGGCGTACCCGAAGACGGGCCAGCTGATCGGGTCGGCGTAGGTGATAACCGGGTTGCCGTGAGAGTCCTTGGCAGGGCCGTCCTGGCGGCGGCGAACCTGCAAGGTCGTCCTGGTGGGGATGCTCACGGCAGGGGGCCCAACGCGTAGCGGGCCATCGTCGTGGCCTTGTCGCGGTCAAGCCATGAGCTGAGGGTGGTCAGGTTGGTGCGGTCCTGGCTGAACGGACCAGCCTGGTCGCGGGTGACGCGGGGATCCAGCGCTTGCTCGGAGGCGATGGCCGCGATGGTGGGGTACAGGTCGCCCGGGCACTCTGCGTAGCCGTGGACCAGGTCGATCTCGAGGACACGGTCACAGCCCGGCCGAGGCATCCACAGGATGCCCTTGCTCTTGCGGACCCGCCACCCCTCGATGATCACGGGGTCGGTAGGGCGCGTGACGTCGCGGATCTCGGACACGGCCTTGACGAGCAAGGACGGGAGCTGGATCCGCTTGCCGGACCAGTCGACCTCCAGCGTCTCGGTCACCTCGGGGAACACGTGCCACCCGGCACGGCCACGCAGCTCGGATACTGCCGCGTTGATGGCCGCCTGGGTGAACGGTGCCCCGGGGTAGGTCTCGAGGTCGCCGGGGGTCGGCTGGTCCGCCATGACTCACTCCTTGTTCGGTGTGGTGGAGCGGGCCTTGTTGCGGGGGCGGGCGACCTTTGTCGTCACCGTCTTCGCTTCATCGGGCTCACCCGACCCGCCCTCCGGACGCTTGGGAGCGTCCTCGGGGCGGTATCGGATGCCGTCGACTACGACCATCTCGAAGTCAGTCATCGTCATCACGGGGTGACGGCGGGCTTGACCACGGTGAGGCGGTTCGGCTTCCAGATTGCCTGGGCCGCCGAGAGCTCGCCGCGGACGTAGTTGAGGTTCCGCTGTGCGTAGTCCTTGTGCTGGTTGAACACCAGGACCGAGAGACCCTCGTTGTCGAGCAGCGCGACCTGCTTCCAGTCGCCCAGGATCGCGTTGGTGTCGACCACGCGCTCCGAGGTGACGCGGGGGCGACCCCACAGGGTGGCCGGGCCCGAGCTGAACGGGCCACCGGAGAAGTACCGGCCCTCGAGGTCCTGCAGCAGGTCCATGGCCGCGTCCATCTCGGGCGACATGACGATGCCGGTGACCGTTCCGCCGGGAAGGCGGGTGATCTGCAGGATCGCCATCCGGATCGCGCGGATGAACGCCTTGGCCGTGGCCTCGGTGGGCATGCCGTCGGAGCCGACCGCCTCGGCGGTGTACTCGACCTGCTGGACCCCGGTGGTGGACAGGATGCCCAGCGGCTCACCGTTGGTGCCGGTGCCGTTGAGCAGCTTGTCCTCGATGAGGTTGTCCAGCGAGTACTTCAGCTCGTTGTTCATGTACGTCGCGAACGCCGGCGCGTTGGCCAGCAGTTTATTCGTGACGTCGTAGCCGTCGGCGTACGTGTACACCTTGGCGTCCGCGAGCTGGGTGGTCATGTCGCTGACCGGCTTGAGGTCCGCCTCGAGCGACTCGCTGGTCAGCTCTCCGACGATCTTCGCGTTGCGGGTCACGCCGGTGACCTGCACGTACTCGAAGTCGCCGTCGGTCTGACCGTGGTCGATCAGGTCCAGCAGGGTGAGGCGGTCACGGTCGACGAGGTCGATCGTGGGGAACCGCACCGGCTGCGTGTGGGCCTGCCCGAAGGTGAGGGTCTTGAGGCGGGTCTGGGCGAACGTGCCCCGCTCGCCGACCTTGACGCGCCCGATCGAGACCGGGGTGCCGCGACCAACGCCGTTGGGGAACTCCTTGCGGAACTCTCCGTAGGCCGCGGACTTGACGAACTTCTCGCCGAAGGACCGGATGTCGGCCATGTCCCCGCGGTCGGAGACCTCCCAGCCAGACGCCTTGGTGCCGGTGGCGCCGTCGTCGGGGGCGTCGCCGTCGACCGATGCGAGGTCCTTGAGCAGGGCCTGCGAGTCGGCGTCCTTCTTGGCCTGGTCGGACTCGCCCTTGAGGCGGAGCGCCTCGTCGTGCTTGCCCTGGAACTCCGTGCGCTCGGCCTCGGTCATCGCGCCGTCGGGGCCAGTCCCCTTGGCGGCGATGTCCTGAGCAGCCTTGGCAGCGGCCTGGGCCTGCTTGAGCAGGCTCTTCCACTTCTCCATGATGCTTCTCCTTCTGTGTCAGCCCGCGGTTGCGAGCTCGATGGACAGCAGCGCCGACAGTTCAGACGGGGACGCGTGCATGGGCTCCACGGACTTCGCCCCGTCGGGCGCCTCGTCCGCGGCCGGCTCACTCGCCTTGGCCTTCTCGTCGTTGCCTGCCTCGCCGTCGACGACGGTGAGGACATCTGTGATGTGCTTCGAGGCGGCGTCCAGGGACGCCTTGGCCTCGCGCAGTGTGGCCTGTGCGGCCGTGGAGACGGACAGCACTCGGCCACCCTTGGTGAACCGGGTCGCATGCTCGGCCGCCGCCTTCACGGCCAGCAGCTCGGTCTCCTGGTTGGCGCCGATGACGCAGGGCCCGACCTCGTGCAGCTTGACCCGACGCAGCTCGTACCAGTAGTCGTCGTCGGCCTCGACCCATGCCGCTTCGACGATGTCGTACGCGAACGAGAACTGCGTGACCCGCCGGCCCTCGAGGAGCCGGTAGGCCTGCTTGGCCTTCGGAGAAGCGGCGTCGTCGATGTCGAGCTGGGCGAGCACCTCAAGGCCCTGGTCAGTCTCCTTGGCCTCGATGACCTCACCGATGCACATCTCCGGGTCGGACATCTGGTGCGACCAGAACACGGGGATCGGGGTGCCCTTGGCTGCCCACTCAGCGAGCGTCTCAGCGAAGGCTCCGGGCATGACGATGTCGCCGTAGGAGTCCTTGTTCCCGAAGACGGAGACGACGGCACGGAACTGGCCCTCGGCCAGCCCGTCGGCTGTGCCCGCGGCCTTGACCTGCACGGGGCATGACTTGAACGGCATGTGGACCTCCTAGAGGCCAGTCGGGTTCGGACCGTCGCCGTTGTCGGCGTCGTCGGTGGTGGGTTCGCTGGCCGCTGGGTCGGTCTCACGCAGGTGCAGTGCGTAGGTCTTCGGTGTCGTGTTCTGTGATCCCGAGTCGTGGGGTGATGCCTGACCGCCGACGAGCACATTCAGCGGGGTAATCAGCTCGTCGCCGCCTTCGACCGGGGGCATGTTTCGCATCGAGCGGGCTTCGTTGCGGGCCATCCACGGGCCACCGACCGCGGTCGAGGTGGCCGCTGCCTGCTCGAGGAAGGAGCCGCGGAGCTTCACGTCGACGTTGGCCTCGAGGTAGTGCCCCTCGTCTCCGAACGCGGCGTCGAGGACCTGCTCCCACTCGGTGATGTACGGGCCGAGGTTCGGGCCGAACAGCATCTGCCGGAAGGCGTCGATGTTCGCGAACGTTCCCTCGCGGGCGCCGACGAGCTCGGGCGCGATGTGGAAGGCGGAGGCGACTTCGATGTCGGTAAGGGTGCGGCCCTGCATGAGCTCGAGGTCAACGGGCTTGAACGCGTCGAGCGTCTTGTACTCCATGCCGTCTTCGAGCATCGGTGTGCCGCCCTCGCGGCCACCGCCGGATTCAAAGTTCCTCCATCCGGAGATGAACCGCTCGCGGGCCTTGCCGTCGGCCGGCCATGCCGTGGGGCGGTGGATGTAGCCCGGGATCCGTGCACCGCGCGCGAGGACGCTGCGGCGGAAGTCGACACCCTCACTGGCCTCGTTGAGGATGTCCTTCAGGGTCTCCATGGGGCTGGTGCCGTTGCCGCCCCGGGTCGAGTAGCCGGCGTCGAAGAGGCAGGTCTCGGGGGCCAGGGTCCGCTTGGTGCCGTCCTTGGCGTAGACGACCACGCCATCGATCCGGTCGAGAGAGTCGGTGTGGAACTGGAACCGGCGCGCAGGGATGCGGTCCAGCCACGGGCGCCCCTCGTCGGTGCTGATGATGCAGCACCACCGGTCGTAGATCAGCCGGTCGACCAGCACGCCGTGCCAGAACCGGTACGGCGTCATCCGCGGCGCCGCCGACGGCTTGCGCAGCATCGCGGCGATCGGGTCGTCGGTGACCCGCTTACGCTCGGTCTCCGAGATCCGGGCGTAGTGGTTGATCGGGATAGAGGCGACGTTGCGAGCGATGTAGTCGACCACCTTGCGCACCGACGGCTGCGAGGCCCACACGGACTTGGCGTCGATGGACTCCATGAGCGTCATCGGCGGGTCGGCGACGTAGACGCTGGGCGACTGCTCCAACCAGTCGCCGAGCTGGCCCAGGGACTCGAACCGCATCAGGGCACCTGCACCCAGAGGACCTGGGACTCGGGCACGACCAGGACCCCGTCGACAGGCTTCTGAGACCCGACGTCCATGGCGTTGACGAGCTGCAGCGTGGTCCGGCCGGCGCGGTCGAGGGTGCCACTGACGACAGACTCGGTCGTTCCGACGACGACGCGCCGGCCCACGAATGGCTTGTAGTCGGTCATCGGGTGCCTCCGTTCACAGGACGAGTAGGTCGTTGTCTTCGTAGGCCGAGGTCTCCGGCGGGGGAGTGGGCCGGATCAGCAGGGCCAGGGCGCCGAAGAAGGCGACCAGTGGGGCCACGTCGGTGGGGGACTTGGCGCGATCGATGACGAACCGCTCACCCAGCGGCTTGAACACAGCTGTCGCGGCGGCCAGGTCGAGCGCTGGCTGCGGCAGGTGGCGTACGCCGACCTGCTTGCCGTCGTCGGTGACGGCGCCGGCGCGGACCAGGTCGAACACCTCGCCGGTCCAGCCGGCCAGGTCGTCGCCGGTCCAGTCGATGATGGGCGGGAGATCCAGCGGCATCCCGTCGGCGTCGACGACCCCGGCCTTGAGTTCCTTCATCAGGTTCGACACCGGCGCGCCCTTCGACTGCCCGGTGACTTCCTCGATCCGGTGACGGCGCTTCGGGTCCGCCAGCCACCCAGCCACCCAGTGCTGCCCAGCTCGAGCAGCGACGACCTCGGCCTGAGGCAGCCCGTCTGCACGGCGGCCGGCGAAGCTGATGTAGGTCATGGTCCGGTCGTGTGAGATGTCGATGCAGGCCTTGACCTGGCCGACGATCTTCGGAGGCTCGTCCTTCTTGGCCCGCTGCACCCACCGGCCGGCCTCCCAGGCGCCGGGCGGGAACGGTCCCTCGAGGGTTCCCTCGGACCACTGGCACAGGCACTCGGTGCGGAACACCCACTCGGGGTCTGTCGCACACGCGCTGGCCAGGGTGCGTTCGGTGATGGTGTATCCCATCGATGGGTTGGACTCGACCCAACCGTCGCGGTCGCGGACCGAACGCCCAGGCTTCGCTGACCACTCGAACAGGCCGAGCGAGTCGTCATCCTCGAGGAGGTCCTCGGCCTCGTCGGTGAAGTCCTCGAGCTGGTCGGCCTCGATGAGCTCGTCGGCCTCGTTCAGTCCGTCCGGATCGCCGACCGCGGCGTGAGCTTTCTGCCGGAGGAAACGCAGAACGATGCTGGTCGCGTCGCCCGCGTTCGACAACGCGAGGATGAGCGCCATCGACCGGGCCATGGTGGTCTTGGTGATGGAGCCCCACGCGTCCCAGGACTGGTGCTCGCGAAGCTCGTCGAGGAGGATCAAGTCACCGGAGAGACCGCGGCCCGCGCGGCGGTTGGCGGCCTTGACCTTGTACCGCTTCCGGTTCTTGAGGACCAGCGCCTTCTTGCCGTTGACCTGGACGACCTTGTCGAGCAGGTCGAACAGCTCAGGGCGGATCGGCTCGTCGGTCTCGTCGTCGACGTCGGTGACCAGGTCGACCGCGCCTTGCCAGACCTCTTCGGCGGTGTCGAGATCCTGCGCTGTGCCGAGCACGAGGTTGAGCCCGTAGACGTACATCATCCAGAGGGCCAGCACCTGCGAGAGGGTGCTCTTCCCGTTCTGCCTCGCCACGAGCACGACCACGGTTCGGAAGCGCAGCGTGTTGTCGGGCCGCAGCTCGAGCATGTGGACGAGCAGCCAGCACTGCCACGGCAGCAAGGTGATCTTCAGGATGTGCTCGGCGAAGTCGATCACCGAGTAGCCGAGGGTGTTCTGCTCCGTCTCGGGGGTCCGCGGCTCGAGCGGTCGCAGCGGTGGAGTGAAGACCCGCGGCGTCGTTGAGCCGTAGCGTTTAGGCGCCGGGTCGCGGGATGCCTTGCGAGAGGAGCGTGAGCTTGCTGCCACCCGTCGCACCTCCCGGTTGCTGAGGCTTCGCGGCTTCCAGTCGGGACCGGCCGGCCGGGGTGAGCCCGAGCGATTCGCAGTACTTCAAGTAGGTCGGCACCGACACGTTGTCGATCTGCGGGGGCTTGCCGGCGCCGTCGTTCTGGGCCGCCCACTTCAGGGCCGCCTCGCGGATCTCATGCTCGGTATCGATCTTGTTGGCCAGGTGGCGCAGTGCGGCGACGGCGCCCTGGTCGCGTTCGGTCAGCTCGGTGCCAGCTGCAGTGATCGCGAGCTCGGTCGCCGTGGCGACAGGGCCGAGCTCGACGGCCGGCTGCTTCGCTCGGCCAGCGCGACAGTCGGCGTCGCAGAACTTGCGGTTCGAGCGGGCGTCCTTCGGCAGGGGCTCGGAGCAGAACGCGCACCGGCGGCGTCGGGGGGCCATCGTGTCGTCCTCTCGCGCGCGCGACCCCCTCAAGGGGGCCGGGGGGAAACGAACTCGGCCCGGAGGTCAGGGCCGCCGGGCGGCTCGGCCTGAGACCGAGACGCCCCTACCCGCTGGTCGGGCTCTCTACCAGTCCTCGGAGACGGTGCCGAGGCCTCGAGGGCCGTCACCGTCGTCTGTGAGGGCTCCCTGGTTGCACCTGGCGTGCTCCTGCTGGAAGTTGGATGGGTCTTCGCGCAGCTCGGGGTTCGTGGCCCATGACTTCTTGTGGCCGGCGTTGAACGCGTCAGGTTCGCCGGCCTGGGCGTCGGCCTCGTAGTCGATGTCCATGCCGCACCGCATGCAGGGCTGCAGTCGCTGGGCCTTCAGGTTGGCCACGATCTGCTTGTACCGCCGTGAGCCGCGCGCCTGGGCCATCGGACGTCCTCCTGCATTCTCGGGACGAGAGCGGTGGAGCGGGCCTACCGTGGCGGGATGGAGCTCAAGGGGTACCGCGGCAAGGTCGCGTTCGACGGTCACAACGTCTTCATCAGCAAGCCGATGAGAGGCCAGGTGGTGATGCCGCTGCACTCGATCGCCACCGCCATGATCATCCCGGCAGGCATTGGGATGAAGGCGTTGAAGTTCACGGCGTCGGGGACACCGGATGCGCCGCTCGTTCAGCCCATGGGGAAGCACAAGACAGTCGCAGAGGACCCGTACGCAGTGACGTTCCGCTCGGGCCGAGCGGGAGAGTTTCAGCAGTTCATGCAGTCCGTGCTTGCTGCGCGGGCTCAACGTCCCTGAGACGGACGTGGTTGGGGTCGCTGAAGATGTCGGGGTCAGTATGACCTGCTCGGCGCCCATGGATCAAGCACTCTCGACCTGAGGGGCTGGCGTGTCGTTGGCCTTCGCTTCTCTGATGTGCTCGGCCAGCATCCCGATGGTGGTCGGATCCCACAGTGCGCGGCACTCCACGCACAGGGCTGTCTGGGCTGTCAGCTTCACCCGCAGGGAGTTCACGGCCTCGCAGATGGGGCAGGCCGCGAAGGGTCGGAAGGCTGGGGTGTCCCACCCGGACACGATGCGGGCCTGGTGCCACCAGCCTGAGAGGTCGTGCTCGAGGCGGTGGGTGAGGCAGCACCACGCGGATCCGGTGCGGCCGCCACGCAGGCCGGGCTGGCAGATGGGTGCGGAGGCGTGGAGTCCGTGGAGGTGACGCAGTGCGCGGAGGGTGCCGGAGCCCTTCACGGGTCGGTCGTTCTCGACGTCCCACACGTCGGCTGGGGTATTCGAGCCGAGGCGTTCGATCCAACGTGAGACCTCGTCGTCGATGAGCATCACCGTGTCGAGTGCCTCGATGCGGATCGCGGGGCGGGAGTGGCCACCGGTGCCGGCCTGGTCGCCGGAACCGGCAGGGGTTGCCTCGAGCAGTTGCATGACCAGGGCTGGGACACGGGTTACGTGGTGCTGGGTCCACGTGGTGCCGCCGCGGCGTACGACGTACGGCTCGCGGTGTGAGTGTGGCTGGGTGAGCTCGGCGAACATGGTGTGCACGTCGGGGGCCTGGTCCTGGGTCACTGCTGTCCCTCCGGGGTGTGGTGCTTGCACTTCTTGGCGTGCTCGGTCGCAGCTGCACGGGCGCGGGGCTCGGTGGTCTCCCACACCACCCAGCCCTTGGCCTGGCAGGTGAACGCATGGCCACCTGCCTCGAGGGTGTGAAGGAAGCCGGTCACAGGAGCACCACCATGAGCGTCACCAAGGCGGTGAGGAGGAGGCTGGCAGCAGCAAGCATGTGCCGCAGACGCAGGGTGCCCGCTGGCTCCGGCCTGGGCGCCGACGGGATCGTCAGCGGGGCACGCCGCTCGGGCGGCGCCGGGCGGTGCTCGAGGGTGACCATGTTCGGGGCCGGGACGACCGCGACCGCCCGGTTGGAGGCCATGTCCACCGCGGTGTCGTCCGTCGCGCCCCCGCATCGGAGGCGGAACGCGATCTCCTCGAGGTCCTGCAATCGCCACGACTTGAGGTAGTCGTCGCGGCGGATTGTGACCTCGGCGCCTTCGGGACCCGTGGAGCGGCGGGCTTCGTAGAGGCTGCGTCGCTCTTGGGCTTGCTGCTCGAGGAGGTTGTTGGTGGAGCGTTGGGCCTCGAGGGTGCTCCTGAGCACGTCCATGCGCTTCTCGTGCTCCTCGCGCAGTCGTGTGATCTCCGCCTGGTGCTCCTCACGGCTGACGTCGAGCTGGATGCGGTGGTATTCGGCGCTGCCTCGGACGAGGTCCTCCGCCGCCCTGAACATCTCCCAAGGCACGGTGCGGCGGTTCGCGAAGCGCTCACGGAACAACTCCAGCTGGCGGGCGAACGGATCGATGACGGGTTCGGTCATGGCGTGACCCACTCTGCAGACGCGTAGGTGCCGGTGGCGGTGAGAAGGACGGTGGCGCCGCCTGCGACAAGGACTGGGGTGGATGCGGGGTCGCCGTGTTGGGGGACGAGCCAGCCGTTGGCCAGGGCGAGGGTGCGCTGGGACTCGATGAGGCCGTGGCAGGTCGAGGGGTCTTCGTTGCCGGTGCCGCAGACGAGGAGCAGGTTGCACGGGGAGTTCGTGGCCGGGTCGCTGGAACCTCCGGCACCGCGGGGCCGTCTGTGGTGCACGGCGTGGGCCTGGGTCCACCCGTTCCCGTCGTGCAGCTGGCGGCCGCAGACCTCGCAGCACCACCCAGCACGGGCGTACACGAGACCTCGGACAGTATTCGACGGGCCGGTGTTCTTGCGGCGGCCGGCGACCGTCTTCTGGGCGTTGGGGCGCTTCCTGGTCATCGGCGTACGACGCAACTCGGTACGTCGGGTCATCGCGGTGCGGCGGAGGCTGGTCATCGGTCACCACCGACCTTGGCGTCAGCTGCGCAGGAGCTGCAGTTGCCGGACGGGGTGAGGCGGGTGCCGTGGACGTCGCAGAGGCGCTGGGCGACGAGGGCGAGGCGTTGGCCCGGGGGCGGCATGGCTTCCCAGTTGCCGAGGAACGCTGAGGCGTACGTCGGGGCCGGGGTGCGGAGGGTGGCCAGGGCGTTGTCGACGAGTGCCTGGTCGCCGTGCTCGGTGACGCAGGTGGTGATGCGGTCGAGCTTCTCGGTGGGGAGGTCCCAGCGGAGGCCACGGAGTGGGGTGTGCTGGGCGAGTTTGGTCGCGAGGATCGCGACGGGGCCGGGGAGGTCGGTTGTGGTGTGCGAATCGACTGCTGCTGCCGCGTCTGCTGCGGCAGCAGCAGTGGGGTCGGGTACGGGCCGGGTCGGGGTAGAGCGAACGTTTTCCGAACTTCGGTCTTTGTTCGCGCGAACATCTTCCGAACCATCCTCTGAATCGCCCGTCGTTCCGGCATTCTTGGGGCCCTTCTTCGCGCGCAGCTTGCGCATACGCTCTCGGGCTGCTTCACGGTCGGACTCCTTGTCGCTCGACGTCGGCTGGTATTCAGCCCAGTCGTGGAACAAATAACCGGTGTCGGTCACCTCCCACAACGTCACGTCGACCAGGCGCTTCGCGTCAGCCTTCGTGCCGCCGAGCTCCTCGATCATGTACGCCGGGACGTGCCCGTCGGTCTCCTGCTTCGCAGCCCAGGTGCCCGCCAGGGTCCACAGGCCAACCGAGCGCATGCGAGCAGCACCGCGAGGGAGTGCGAGGACCTTCGGGTGGCTCCCGAAACTGTCATCGGTCTTGAACCAAGCCATCGGGGGTCTAGTCCTCCTTCAGAGGGATGTGTGAGTAATCAGCGCCGCCACCAGCGAGGAGACGGCCACCGGAGGGGAGCGTTGATCCTTGGTCGTCGTCGCCAGCGGCGCGCTTCTCGAACTCAGCCTCGATCGCCTGAACCATCACGGGAACGGGGTAGCTCGTCTTGGACATCAGCCCGCCGGTCAGGTCGCAGAGCAGGGCCGATAGGCGGTCAGCGAGATCGTCACGCTCGGCCTTGAGCGCGTTGACCGCTTCCACTGCGCGAGGGCCAGTGATCGAGGTGCCGAGGCGGAGGTCAAGCGCCCGGCCCAGCTCTTGCAGGCCTGAGATCACTTCCAGCGCTTCGTCCTTCCAACGTTGAAGACCGACGATCTCGTCGTACCTCCGCATGGCCAGGTGGTAGGCGGCCTCGAAGTTGCGATGCTCGAGACAGATACAGGTGCACGCCTTGGATTCGTCGTGGTGCTTCTGGCAGCCGCACATCAGGTGTCACCAGCGATCCGGTCGGCGCAGTCGTTCAGCAACTTGACGACGGTGGCGGTGAGGTTGCTCCCCATGCAGCGTGCGTCCCAGATGTTCCTGGCAGCGCTGCGGAGGTAATCGGCATCTGCCTCGTCCTGTGTGAGGTGCTTGGGGCCGAATGGGACGGTCGGGCGTGGAATGGTGATGACCTCGGCCAGCGCGTCCCGGTCGTCCGGCGCGCTCTCCCGCTTGGCCGGGGACAGATTCCAGTACCGAGTGATGGCCTGCTCGGTCAGTGACCGCGCGGCCATCTGCTCGGGGCCCGTGAGGTCGGCCTGACGCTTCCTCGCGTCTCCCACGGCGCTCATGATTCGCCACCACCCTTGGTGAACTCGCGGGCGATCCGGGCGGCGTCCCACATGCCTTGGGACCAGCGCGCCTCGTCCTCGCCCGACCAGCGATGACTGCGGAGCCAGCGACGACGACGGGAGAGGCGTCGCTTCTCGATGGCCTCCACGATCTCCTCGACCAGCGCCTTCTCGCGGGCGGTGATGATGCCCTCGACGTCGGCTTGCACGAAGACTCGCCTGAATCCCCAGTCCGAGTGCTTATGACCCAGCAGAGACTCGGCGTCAGAGAGGCCGCTCATGATTGGCCTCGCGTGGTCAGGGTTAGCGAGAGTACGGGCGCGGCGGCATTCGATGCAGGGGGGATCTCGGTCATTACTTCGTCTCCTTGGTGCAGTCAGGGCGCCGGCAAACGCGGCAGATCGGAGTGTCAGTACGGGTTGGGAAGGCCATGACAGCCCTCTCCCCGAGCCGGGCAACGGTGTTCACCGCAGCCACAGCGAGAGCACGCCAAAGCGGGCGCTGGCGGTAGATCATCGGGCCACCCACCAGCGGGGTGTCGGCTCGAGAGCGAGGGTGCCGTCAGCAGGCTTGCCGCTGTCCATGAGCGGAGCGTCGACCCACTCGCCCGACACCCACTTCAGCCGGCCGCCGGCGTTGGGGCACTCGTCGCGGATGTGCTCTGCGTGTGCCTCTCCGATTGCTCGCATGGCGACGAGCCACCCACCGAGGTCGGAGATCGCGCCGGGGCGTACGTCGATCTGCCAGTGGCGGCAGGTCATGCACACCCCGACGTGCTTGCGGAGGTCCGGGCGCTTCTGGGGCTTCGTGATCACTGGCCGCCGCCGATCTGTGCTCGTACGGCGTCGAGCTGGTCAGGGGTGACCAGGACGTCACGGGAGAGCCCCTCGCGCTTGCGGGGGCCGACGACGCCGTGTGCTTCGAGTTCGGTCATGACCCGGGCGGCCTTGTCGTGGCCGATGCCGAGGACGCGTTGCAGCTGCGAGGTGGACCCGAACTGTGTCGTGATGACCAGGCCAGCCGCCTCGAGCAGCAACTCATGGCCGACAGCGGCCGGGCCCACCCCGTTCACTCGGGGCGACCCTGGAACAGGGGCGCGGTGATCTCTGCGCGGACCGAGTCGACGTAGTCGAGGAACACCCGCTGGGCGATCTCCTCCACGTTCAGCAGGGCATAAGAGAGGACAAGCTTCCCGGAGTTGATGCGGTACCGGAACCGGGCGTCGACGGGGACACGCTCAGCGCCCTCGAACGGTGCCAGGGCGACGGTGAAGGTCTTCGGGATCTCCAGGTCACCGGACTGGCCGGCGCGGGCGGTGGTGGTCTCCTCGTAGCGCAGGGACACGTTGCCGTCGGAGAGCCGCTGGGCGGACTTGAAGTCAGCACCGACGGCGGCGTGGAAGTGCTCGGCGATCTCCAACATGGTGGCGGCGTCGGGGTTGAGGATGTCGACGGCGTTGTCCTCGAGGTGCTCGGCGAACTCGGACTGGTTCAGCCACTGCTTGTCGCGGCCGGTCCACTTCTGCCAGGCCTTGGTGGGGAGCAGCTCGAGGGCGACACGGTGGTCGCCGTGCCCTGCCACGCCCTCAGTGATGCGGTCTTCGCTGGCCTCGTCGTGGGCGTTGATGACGCCGACGAGGCGGGTGCGGGACAGGTCGGCCCACACCTCGGTCGCCGAGAGGGCGTGCTTGGCGAGGTACTCGATGAACGAGGAGGCGTCCTGGACGTGGACGGTGCCGGTCTTGCGGCGCGGGAAGATCGCCAGCTTGTCCTCGAGGGCTTCGAGGTCGATGTGCTCGAGGCGGGCGCCGGCGGGGACGAGTTGGGTGAAGAACCGTGCCCCGTCTTCGGGGATGGGGGTGAGGCGGCCGACGTTCTCGCCGGCGCGGACTGCAGCCTCGATCCCCGTGGCGGGTGCGGTGGTGGTGTTCTCGGTCATGTCAGTTGGCCTTCCGGTGCTCGTCGGTGACGGGGGTGGCAGGGACGGCGCGCATGCCGTCGAACTGCTCCTGGTTGGGGTCGGTGCGGGTGAGGTTGCCGTCGTCGGTGAGGAAGAACAGGGACGGCTTCACGGTGCGGCGGGGTGCCTTGGTGGTGATCTGGTCGGTGACCTTCATGCGGGTGGAGAAGTCGTCCTTGTCGGGGTCGAACGTGAGCTTGAGGACGACCTCGCCCTTCTTGCCGGTGTCGATGCACGCCTCGAGGACGGCCGCGAAGGCGTCGGTGAGTTCGGTGTGGAGCTTCCCGCGGCGGATGTCTGCGATGACATCGAGCGCGGGACGGTGGAAGGTGCTCATATCAGTCGGTTTCCTTCGGTGTGGTGGGTTGGCAAACGTGGAGGTGGAACCACTGCATGTCGCGGACCTCGGCCATCGCTTCGACGTCGGAGATGTGGTCACGCACCTGGATCTGTTCGGCCAGGTGCAGGGGCCGGTACGCCGAGGCGCCGACGACGGGGTAGGCGTTCGCGGTGTTCGGGTGGTGCCCGTCGATCGGCTTGGCGTCGAATGGGGCCTGCTTCGGGCTGGACGGGTGCTTGAAGAACACGAGTGCGGCGGCGCAGGACCGGCAGCGGGCTGGCTTTCCCATGTCAGGCCGCCACCTTCTGGTGGCGGTTGGGCTTGGTCAGGTCGTTGATGTTGGAGCCGTCGGGCCAGGTGTTCCAGTCGTGGGGGTTGTTGCGGATCAGGGTGGTCAGCAGGTCCCGTTCGTTGGCTCGGCGGAGCAGCTGCTCGACGGACTTCCACTTCATCCCGATGCGTCGGGCAGCGCCGTGGAGGCCTTCGCCGTGCTCGGCCATCCAGCGGAGGTCCTCGACCCGTTCGGCCCTGACCCGGGCGATGGTGGCTCGGCGGTTGCAGTCGGCCGTGCGGCCGGGGCAGCGGAGGCCGTTCGGGGTGGCGCGGGCCATGGAGCCGGCGAGGCGTGTTCCGCAGAGGTAGCAGTCCAGTCCGGGGATCCTCATTCGTCCTCACCGGCCTTGGTGTCGGACACCCACCGCTGCACACCGTTCTTGTCGGCGACCCAGCGGCCACCGGCGAGGGTGTCGGAGTCTTCGGCGTACCGGGTCACGAGATCACCACCCGCGGAGTCGTGTGCTGCTCGGACTGGGCTGCGGTGACGACGGTGACTGGCGACGACCAGATCCCGGTGCGGGACTGCCAGGCGAAGTCGTCGCTGGTGGCGATGTTCACCTCGACCTCGTAGTAACCCGGCAATTCGGCCAGGGCCTCGCGGAGTTGTTCGACGTTCACGCGACCACCGCCGTCGTCTGGGTGGTGTCGCACAGGACGCAACGACCACGTTCGTTGGACTGGTCGTTGAGGACCTCACGCTCGTTGGCTCGGATCACCGTCTCCCAGCACTCACCGCACGCGACGCCACCGACTGAAGCGCCGCCGCCACGCTTGTGGCCCAGGGACCGGCAGCGGTTGGCGGCCTTCGTGGCGAGGTCGTGCGAGGTGGACAGGTGGGCAGCGGACTTCTTGCCCGCGGCGCCGGGGCGGGTGCGGCCGGACTCGATGCGCGCCTTCTTCACCGCGGCGGTGATGGTGCCGAACCCGGCACGCAGCTGCTCTTGTTCCTCGGTGGGAAGTGAGAGCAGGGTGATGCGCGCGGAGACGTGGCCTTGGGAGCGGCCGATCTTCCTGGCGATGTCCTGGTCGGTCATGCCCTTGTTCTTCAGCTTCCGCAGAGCCCGTGCTTCCTCGATGGGGTCGAGGTCGGCTCGCTGACCGTTCTCGACGAGCATCGCCAGGAGCTCGTCGTCGGGGAGGAGGTCCTTGCGGATCACACAGGGGAGTTCCTTGATGCGGGCGAGCTTCGCGGCCGCGAGACGACGGTGGCCTGCGACGACTCGGAACCCGTCGATACCGGGGATCTTCTGCACGATCAGCGGCTGGATCAGCCCGTTCTCGTAGATCGACTGGGCGAGCTCGTCGAGGCCGGTGAGGTTCTCCCGCGGGTTGTTGGGTGACGGGTGGATCTCCTCCACGTCGACGATCGCGAGACCCCGGACGGGGCGTGCGGTGCCGGTCACTGGTCATCACCGCCGGCTTCAGCGAGTTCGGTGAGAGCCGCGACGCGGTCCTTCTCAGGGGTGGACAGTGAGTAACCGGCGCTCTCAAGCCAGGCCCACCCGGCCAGCACGTTGGCGAGCTGGTCCGGGTCGTCGTCGATGGACCAGTGGCCGGCGTCGACCTGGAACACGGACGTCTCGAGCAGGCAGGTGAGGAGTAGCCACAGCCCCCCGACCGGATTCGTGTCGACCTGGGCGGTCACGTGCTTGTTGATCTGTGTCCGGCGGTTGTCCCAGCCGATCTCTTCCGGGTCAAGGCCGAGGGACGAAAGTCGTTCGATGTCGTTCATGTAGTCGTCGACTGCGGGGTCGTTGAGCACGGCCGGCACCAGGGCGGTGGCGAGGGGGCCGAATGCCTTTGTCTTGGTGGGTGCCACCAGTGCCGCGAGGTGCTCACGGATCCACGCCGTACGAACCTTCGTGCTGGCCGACCACTCCACCCGGGCCTTCTCGCTGGCTTCCCGGGCGGCCTCGAACTGTGCCCGGCGGGCCCGGTCCTCTTCGGCTTCCTCGGGGGACAGTGACGGGTTGCGGGTTTCGGCTTCCTCGTCGGCGTGTGACTCGGGGTCCAGGCACACCAGCTGCGGTTCGCCGTAGGAGTCGATCGACCCGAGGTAACCCAGGCACTCGCAGTGGGTGTGGCCCCCTGCTTCACGCAGGTCAGCGGAGCGGAACTGATACAGGTGAGCGGGCTTGTCCTCGGCGGTCGCCTCGACGGCACCGAGCTCCTGGTACGCCTCGATGGTCTCGGTGTTCCGTGCGATGCGCTGTCGGCGTGCTCGTTCGTTCTGCACCTGGTACGCGAAGTCCCGGTCACCCAGCACTGCCTCGAGGCGGGCTGATGCTTCGTGGTCGTCTGCGAACTCCAGCAGGGCCTGGGCGTCAGCGAGGGTCGCCTGCCCGTCGTGGAGTTGCTCGCGTGCCTTCTCGGGGAGGTCGTTCAGCTTGAGGCGGGACTTCACGGTGCGCAGGGAGCGGCCGGTCTTGGCGGCGATGACCTTCGCGTCCATGCCGCCGAGCACCAGCTGCTCGTAGGCCTGGGCTTCCTCGACCTCGCTGATGTCGGTGCGGAGGAGGTTCTCCATCAGCATGACCTCGACTGCTTCGCTTCGGTGTCGAGGTCGTCGCGGAGCATGGCGGGCAGGGACGTGAGGCCGGCCTTCACCGCGGCGTCGTAGCGGCGGTTCCCGGCGATGAGGAACCGGACCCCGTCGGCGTCTTCGGGGCCGAGGAGGACGGGCTCATGGATGCCGGCCTCGAGGACCGACGACACGAGCTCCTCGTCGGCGACGGCGGAGCGGCGAATGTTCCGCGGGTGCGGTGCCACCTGGTCGATCGGGACGATCGCGAACGTGGTCATCAGTGCTGCTCCTTGGCTGCTGCGAAGACTGAGACGGGCGGGAGGAGGCCGTTCTGCTCGTCGGCGTCGACCGCTGCGACGAGCAGAAGGACGATGTCGGCGACCCAGGCGGCCTTGCCGGGTGCGCCGTTGAAGACGCGGCTGATGTACGTCGCGTGGGACCGGGCGTCAGCTGAGGTGATGAAGTACGACGCGTTGTCGTCGCCGTTCACCGTCCCGACCACCACCCGACCGTCGACGGCGGTGACGCGGAGGTCACGGACAGGGAGACGGTTCAGCACGTCCCGGGTGGTCAGGGTGGTGGTCATGCTGTGCCTCCATCGATCGGGCGGGTGGACGGGTGGACCAGGCGGCGGCGGAGGTGTTCGTTCTCCGCGGCGAGGCGACGATTGGTGGCGGCGAGGTTCTGGTCGCCACCGACAGCGATGGTCAGCAGCGCCAGGAGGAGACACACCGCGAGGACGAGGACGAAGGTGACGGTCATGCCGGCACCGCCGTCGTGGTGACGGGTTCGGTGATCTGGAAGCCGAGCAACCGGGCGATCTCTGGGGCACCGGCGGCGTGCTCGTCGCACGACCGCATCACCCACGCGAGGCCAGACTGCGACCGGAACTTGATCGCCTGGGTGGTCGGCCGGGTGCAGTCGAAACGGCACTGGTCGGGGGGTTGACTGGCCGAGGATCATGCCGTCACCGCGCGGCCCGTGGTGGTGAAGGTGGTCATCGCTAGGATGTCCTTTCGTAGGGCGGTCCCGTTTGCGTCTTGGTCGATGTGGCGGGGCCGCTGTTTTTGTTGGGTTACGCGGACTTCGTGTGTTCGGCGTTGACGAACCCGATCTGTTCTCGCCGGGTCTCCTTCTCGGCCCAGGCGTCGTGCCGGTCACGGCGACGCTGCTCGGCCGCCAGGGCCCGGCGGCCTGCTTCGATCTCCCGGGCCTCCTCGGTGATGGCGTTGTGTGTGCCACCGACCCGGACCCGCGCTGTTGCGAGGTGCTTGTCGATCGGCGGCGTGGTCTTCCCGGTGGGGGAGAGGACCGGGTCCTTCTTGCAGACGGGGAACCCGACGACCAGGAGTGCCAGGTGTTCGAGCTGCTCGACCTCGGTCACGGTCTGTGCGGCGTAGGCGCGGTATGCCAGGTCGAACCCGGTCACCCCGGCGTACGCCGCCATGTGCTCGTCACGGGTGATGGGCTCGGCCTGCCTGGCCTTCCCCGGTCGCAGGCAGGCCGAGCACCGCAGACACAGGGACTCGTCGCCCACGACCCGAGGGTCGAGAACGACCCGCAGACGACGAGTCCGTGTGTTGCAAACCGTCCGGCCGGAACGGGGGATGAAACGGCCGGACGGCGTCATGGGACCCACGTACACGTGGGTGACGCCACCGTGAGGACGATGGGCGAGGACCGCGCCGCCGCCAGCGGTCGTGAGGGCCTGGTGGGCGGACATGGTGGTCATGCCTTCGCCTTCGCGCGCCGCCGCCGGCGGCGGGTGGTGTTGGTGCCGGCGTCGACCATCTCCGCGATGGCTTCCTTCGACACCAGCCACCGGCCGGCGACCTTCGAGCCACGCAGCTTCCCAGCGCGCAGCTGCGCGCGGATCCAGTCGGCGTTCCCGAACGGCAGCAGCCGCTGCTCGACAGCCTGCTCGGGGGTGAGGAGGTCGGTGTCGGTCATCGGTCGGTTCCCGTCTGGAGCATGGACACGTTGCCGGACATGAGCGTCAGGAGTCGCTCGATGCCCTTCGGGGTGACCCGGACCTGGGGCTTGCCCTGTTTCCGCTCCCCGGTGACGTCGTCGAAGTAGCCGCCCGTGATCCGCTCGACCACCAGGCCGGCGTTGACTGCGGTCTGCATGGCCTGCCACCGGTCGCCGCGGCGGAACACCCAGCGGGCGTCGTCGCGGAGATAGTCGAAGAGCTTCCGTGGACCGGTCCCGACTCCGGCGCGGCCAAGGATCTTCGCGGCGTCGGAGACGGTGTAGTCGCCCTGCGCGGAGGCGAGACCTTCCCAGGCAGCGGCCGGCGCTTCGAGCTCGAGGACCAAGGCCTCGGCCTGCTCCTTCGCCTTGACCGCCTCGATCCGCTCGAGCTCGGCGTCACGAGCGATGTCGATCAACTCGAGGCGGGACAGTTCGCGGCGTGGCTGGATCTCACCGAAGGATCCGGTCCTGCGGATCTGGGGGAGCACCTCGCTGGTAACCCACTGGCGGAATGCGCGGGCACCGGTGGCATTGCTCCGGTAGACGGCGTCGTACATCCCAGACTCGTTGATCACCGTCATGCGCTGGTCGCCGCCAGGGGTACTCACAATTGCGTAACCCGTGTCGGCCTCATCAAGCCGCCGCGTCATGTCGGAGGCCATCCGGTATTCGAGGACGGTCGCTATATCTCCCGCGACGAACCAGGTCGAGCCGTCCATTTCGACGGTTCGGACGCGGTGCCCCTCGAAAGCGAACGCGATCAGCCCGGTCATCGGGGACCACCGTCCAGCCCGCCGCGGCCGGCAGAGGATCCAGCCGCGGCAGGACTGTCGGTGACGCTCCGTACCCTCGAGCCAGGGGCTGTAACAGCAGCCGCCTGACTGTCACCAGGAACAGAGGACATCTCATGGCCCGCATCCACCCTGACCCCTACGGAACGAACGGTCTCCGTGACGAGGTCAGCAGCCTGAAGAAGCGTGTCCAGACTCTCGAGGAGTTCCTCGCTCATCAGGGCTTCGTCGTCGTGCAACCAGAGGCTGACCGAGCCGAGTAGGTTCGACAGGACAGCGCAGACGTTCGCCGCTGCTACGCGGGGTGACTCATCGAGTACCAGCTCCTTGACCTTGGTGGAGGAGCGGACGCACTCGCGCGCTTCGTGGAACCGGACCTCGGTCTCGTAGTGGTCCTGCGCAGCCATGTCGTCGTCGGTCCAGTCATCGCCACCACCAGCGATCCCGAACGCTGCACCGCAGCGGGTGCAGTCGTAGTTCTCGGCGCTCATGCTGGGGTCCGTGCACGCTTGACCGAAGGTCGTCGCACAGGCGACCCGGAAGGGTCGAACAGGGTGCCAGGGAGGACGCGCAGCGCCTCCTCGATGAGGCGGCCGACTTCCGTCGTGCAGGTGGTCCGCTCGCCGCTGACCAGCATGTGAATGAACTGCCGAGAGCAGCCGGCGTACCTCGAAAGGCGGGCCTGCGTGAAGTCATTGGCCTTCATGTAATCGACCAGGAGTTTCGGGTTACGCAGTCGCATCCATCTGCCTCTCGATCCGCGTCGTCGTTGGCGTTGCCTCATCCTGCACCTCCTTCTACTTGGTTGTCAACGGGAACACGACTAATAGTCCACGATCCGTGGACATTCTGTCAACTACTTACACGGGAGTAGTTCTGCAGGCAGGCGAATACTTTGCCGTTCGCGCGGGAAACGGTTAGTTGACATGATGTGTACGCCGAAGCGACGGAAGCCGGTTGACGAACCATGTCGGCCACGTTCGCCACACCCGCGTCAGACGTAGGACGGTTCATCCATGACACATGCACTCACGCGGTTCATTCGTGGCGAGATGGACGAGCGCGGGTGGCGCAACGTCGACCTCGAGAAGAAGTCCACGCTGTCCAAGCAGCTGGTCTCGAAACTCGTGAACGATTCCCGCGATCGCCTATCCCGGCTGCCAGACCGGGCGACGATCGAGGGCCTGGCGAAGGCATTCAGCGTGCCGCCTACCAGCGTGCTGGCCAAGGCCGTGGAGGCTCTCGACCTGGGCTTCGACGCCGGCGATATCGAGTCACCCATCCGAGAGTTGCCAGACGAGGATCTCCTCGCGGAGGTGGGGCGTCGACTTCGGGCTGTCAGGCACAACGCTGGGTCGGGGAAGACCCACTCGATGATCAGCGAACAGGTGGGCAACAGCAACGTGGAGTCGATGGCCATCCGCCGAACCGAGAACAACGGCAGCAGTGGCGACGACATGGACGCCTACCTCGAGCTCCTCGGTGTCATCGACGCAAGCGACAACCCTGAACAGGTCCTCGACCAGGCAGCGGGCGTCGCGCTCACCGACGGGCAACGCATGCTGCTCGAGGACCGCGTCAAGGACCGACGGGTCGTGCTCGACCGCGACCAGCTCCAGGGCCGCCGCACCGAACGCACAAGTGGGAGAGGTCTGGCGCGTAAGGCGTCTCCCGCCACCCCCGACCTTGACACGAACACCAGTGCAAGTGCGAGATGGATCCCCGATGTCCAGAAATCAGCGTCGAAGCGCGGCACCCCGTCGCGGCACGAGACGGATCGGCCACAGAACGAAGCCGGCGAAGAGAACCAAGATCACCAGTAAGTCGTAGCGGACGGACATAGGGTGATTGATGAGCCGCCGACACTCAGGCGGGTGGGGGCACGCGAACGTCTAGGGGAACTGGGATCGATGGTTGTGAGCAGGGGAGAAGTGTGACGCGCGATCGTCGTCGAGTGGCTGGGGCGCGGCACGTCGCCAAGGAGCGAGTGGCAGCACAGGCCGCGACGTTCTGGATCGACGAGAGCGGCGCGCGCGGATCGGCGGGTAAGGGCTACGTCCTTGCCGGAGTCAAAACGCGTCACCCGGACATGCTCGCGCGACAGATCGCTGGCGTCCGAGACAAGTTCGAGTACAAGGGTGAGTTCAAGTTCAACAAGGTGACGGAGTACAACTTCGACCGCTTCGCCGCAGTGCTGGACGTTGTCGAGAAGAGCGACGCACACCTGGTCGCGACCGTGGTCGACTCGAGGTACAACCCGTTCAAGGGGTCGGAGTCCTGGGCGGTGCAGGCTGACCTGATCTCACATCTCATCCAAGGTGGCCTGAACCGAAACGAGGTGGCCGTCGCATTCATGGACGTCATCACCACGCCGGTGCACATCGGTTTGGGCGCGGAGGTGAAGCGCAGGGCGAATGCGCAGCTCCAGGGAGCTCCGCTGATCCAGGCCGTGTCGCTGGACTCCAAGTGCAACGACCTGCTGCAGCTGGCGGACATGTTCGCTGGAGCGATCCGACACATCCGGTTCGAGGCGCCCACAGAATCACGAACGGGGCGCGAGAAGCGGCGCCTTGCGCGCCGGGTGGCTGAGTCGTTCGATGTCGAGGACCTCTGCGATCGACACAAGGAGAGGGTGAACATCCTCACCCTGAACGGGGCTAGGAAATTGCCCAGATCTTGATACTGACCCTCATTGTGTGTCTACACTGTGCGTGTGTGGGGCGAGAGCGATAGGGCTCTGAGTTCCGCGCATCGGCGAGAGCGATAGGGCTCTGAGTCGATAAATGACAGGCTAGGACCTGTCACCACCACATTGGCAAATGAGCGGTTGCGGGGCCTTCCCCCAACTACATCACCGGCGGGCGTCTCACTCACGTGAGGCGCCCGTTCGGCCGTTGTGGGTGCCCATCTCTACCGTCCTGCTTCATGTGGGGGATGAAGAATCGATGGAACCCGTGGCGGTCGCTGAGGTGCCGGCCTGACGTGACGTTGGTGTTCGCCGACCCGGGTCCGGGGACGTTGGGTCGGGTGGACTACGCGCACCAGTTGATCACCCTGCACCCGGACCTGCTGCAGACCGAGCGCAGGTCGACGTTGACGCACGAGCTGATTCACCTCGAGCGTGGCCCGGCCGCCCCGGGATGCGAGGCGCGTGAGGAACTGTGCGTGGATCGCGAGGCCGCGCTCCGCCTCGTTGAGCTCGCGGACCTGGTGACAGCGGCGCAGTGGACCGACGACGTGCACGAGCTCGCGTTCGAGCTGTGGGTCGACCCCGACACCGTCCGGGTGCGGTTGCGTCACCTCACTGGCCGGGAGCATGCAGTGCTCGCGCGTGTCCGTGCGTCCCGGGACGGGGAGTCGTCCGACGATGGGGGAGACGCTGTGGAGGTGGAGACGTGGGCCTGAGTGATCGGGACAAGGCGGTGCTCGAGTTCGAGCGCCTCGAGTGGAGGTACCTGGGCGCGAAGGTCGCCGAGGTGCGCGACCGGTTCGGGCTCTCGGAGCCGCGGTACTTCCAGCTGGTGAACCACCTCATCGACCAGCCCGAGGCGATGGCGTACGACGCGCCCACGGTGCGGCGCCTGCAGCGGCTCCGAGAACAGCGGGCCCGGGTCAGGTCGTCGACGCGGGAGCGGTGAGCTCCTTCGCGGGCTTGTCCTCGTTGGCCGCCAGTGCGGTGCGGGCGAACGCCAGGGCCGCGGCTTGGGCGGCCTCGCGTTGCATGTCGGGGAGCAGATGGCCATAGACCCGGCGGGTGGTGGCGTAGTCCTCGTGACCCAGCCGCTCCTGGATGACCTCGAGGCGGATGCCCTGGGCGATCAGCCACGACGCGTGGGTGTGGCGGGCGTCGTGGATCCTCGGCCGTGACGCGAGGGTGCCGGGGCAACCGCACGGTTCGATCGGGATGTGGTGACGCTTCTCGTTCTTCTCGGTGTGGACCTTGCACAGGTGCGGCTTCCCCGTCCCGCAGCGGCAGCCCTTCGGCATGTGCTCGGCGCAGACGCTGGCGCGGATGGTCGCGGGTCGCCAGATCCGGTTGTAGAAGTTCGCGTGGGTGATCCGCAGCCCGGACGGGGTGGTGAAGACCAGGTCGCTGGCGGCCTTGTTCTTGAGCTGGGCCTCGTAGGCATCGACGACGACCGGGTCGACCCAGATCGGGCGGCGTGACTTCTTCGACTTCGGCGGCCCGAGCCGGTTGCCCTTCTTCCAGGCCCTGGCCACCCGGATCAGTGGCGCCTCGGTGAAGATGTCGTCGTCCCAGTGGCCGGCGGCCAGGTCGGCGTCGCGTTTCTGCTGGGCGGTGATCTCACCGAACCGCATGCCGGTACCGAACAGGGTGGCCACAAAGGGGCGGTACCACTCGGGGAACTGGGCATAGAGGATGTCGAACTCGGCGTAGGTCAGGAACCGGATGTCGTCGGTGTCCTCCTCGCCGTCGCGAGAGATCCGGATACGGCGGGCCGGGTTGGCGGTGACGTGGCCGCGTTCGATCGCGGTCTCGAAGAGGCTCGACAGGACCGACAGCGCGTTCTTGATGGTCTTCGGCTTCACCGTGCCGGTGGCGGCGTTGACCCAGTCGGCGACCTCGTCGCGGGTGACCTCGTCCAGGCGCAACGGGCCAAGGTCGGGGAGCCAGCTGCGGCGCGCTTCGGCGCGGTACCCGTCACGTGAGGCCTGCTCGATGCCGGTGAGCTGGCGCAGGTGGGTCTCGAGCATCTCCGCGACGGTGGGGATGTAGGCGTCGGATCCCTTTTCCTCGCGGTCGCGGCGGGCGATCGCGCGGGCGGGCCCGACCTTGGGGTCCTTGCACTGGATCGCGAAGGCCTGGGCGGCGGCTTCGGAGTCGAAGGTCTCGGTGGACTGGCGGCCGTCGACGCGGACGCGGACGCGGTAGGTGAGGGTGCCGTCGGTGCGTTCGTACGTCGTCACCTTGGGGTTGATTGGCCTGCCCATGTCACTGAGGGTACGCCAGGAGTTTGAGTAATTGAGCGAGTAACCGTTAAAAAACAA